AACTGCGAGGGAAGCGGTTGAGGTCCATTGTAACAGTGATTTTGATGTTATTGCGGCTGCTAACGGGGGTGAGCTTCCCGCCCCATTGTTGCAAGCCCAGCTGTTGATGATAGAGAATCTTTATCAAAACAGGGGAATCGTGGGTCTCAAGACCGTTACATTGCCAAGGAATTATGATTATTTAATAGATTTATACAGAAACTACAACTAATATGATATTCAGTGGAAATTTAACGGAGACTTTGAAGTTCTATGAGGTTGTTGAAGTGCAGTCCAAGAGCGGTTTCAAAACCACGGAAGAGCGCCTGTATCTCACAATAAAGGCTGAAAGGCTGAAGAACAGGGAGAATTATGTGGTTGACGCTAACGAGCTTTATCACAGCGTTGAGCTACAGTTCAGGATGAGGTACAGGAAGCATGTGAAGGAAACTGACATCGTGGAATACGAGGGAGAGCGCTACAGGGTAATCTCAATTGATAAGTACAGGATGGATGATGAAATTATAATTAAAATAGAGAAAATCAACGAATAATGATAAACAGCAACACTTGCAAGAACAGCGGCTGTCAGAGCCTTCAGAAGTGGTCCATTGGGAACACGGTTCGTGAAATACTCATTTCAGACGAAAGTGTCCATGGATATGTTGGGGAGAATATCTACCCAATCGTGGCAAGTGAGGGAGTTGAAGGTGATTTCATAGTCTATCAGCGTGACAAATACTCAAAGAAGCAGACCAAGTTTGGCGTATGGCAGGACGAATGCGAATTGTACGTGACGGCAATATCAGACAACTATGACAGCGCCATTGCGCTTGCTGAAGCGATAGACAACGCACTTGTTGGAGAGCACATACTTGAGAACGGCAAACGGGTAAACATTGACCTCGCAGACTCAACTGAAACCTACGATGACAACAAATATTTGGAAACATTGTTATTTACAATTAATTAGAAAGAAAAAAAAAGAAAATAATAAAAATTAAAATGCATTAAGAAAATGGCTGAATTATGGAATGAATCTCAAGATTTGATTCAAGGTAATCGCTTAAACCTGTATCTTACTTCTGCTCAGACAGTTGTGGCTTATGGTACCAACGCTAGCTTGCAGGTTGACACTGATGTGCAAGATGTCAGCTCAAAGTTTTCGTGTAGGTGGTCGTCCGCTATTGGTGGTAAATCTAATTATACCATTAACTGTGATTCTTTGTACACAGGCAACAGTGGAGCTTGTAGCTTTGATAACTTTATTGAAATGATGGTTGCAGGAGACCAGATTGAATGGTTTTTGGGTCAAGAGGTTAAACAACCTGATTCTGTACCTTGTAATGAGAACCCGCACACTCTTGACAGCGGCGTAACGTATTACAATGGTATGGCTATTATTACAAGCTGTTCCCTTGAGGCTGGCATGGACGATGCAGCCAGCTGTTCAATTACACTCCAGGGAGCTGGCCCAATCCAACGCAACGGTGTTGACTTCTCCTAGTGTTAACTGAATCAACTTTATAAAGCGGCAGCGGGCAATGGCTCTATGCCGCTTTTTTTATTGGAAAGAACTCATCCAGCCAACCTTTTTTTCTTGATGCCTCATAAGCACTTTTTGATAATTTTTCAAACTCTATTCTGCTATTACATTGTTTAGCCAATGCCTTACATTTTTCATAAGACCATTTTCTTACAACTGAACCAAGCGCACCACACCCTTTACCACATTTGGCTTTGTTAATCAAATTAAAACCAAGCTCATTGTAATGTTCAACCCATTTGGCTTCATAATCCTGTGCCTCTTCTGGATTTAATTTATCTTCAAGAAGGATTTGTTCTGGTATTTCACAATTGTTTTTGTCAGCAAACTTGCGTACTCCAGTTTTCTTTTTACCATTTCTATGCTCATTGTCTCTAATATTCATGTGGCATGTCAAGCCAACATAAACTGAATTATACTCTTTGAACTCATAAGCATATACAACATAAACATTATCTGTGTAGATATTGTTCTTTTTTTCAAACCAGTCATAATCATCAAGCCACCCATGTCTTCTTGCTGCATTATAAGCACTATGGTTTCCAAGCATAAACTCACGTCTTGAATTATATTTTCTAGCTTCTTCAAAGCAATGGTCATAGTCATCCCAGTATCCGCTTTCTTTCTTTCCTTTATACCACGGATAATCTTTTATCCATCCATTATCTCTTGCAGCATTACAAGCACCTGGATACTTTTTAGCAAACTCACTAGCATTTTTACACTTAAGTGCACACTCCATACACCTGTCGTAATCTTGCCAATATCCATTTGGTTTTTGTGGTGATTTGAACCAGGTGTAGTCTTTAACCCAACCATTTTCATAGGCTTTTGTGCAGGCTACTGGGTATTTGTTTTTAAAATCAACAGCATATTCACATTCGCTAGCTGCTGCATAGCATGTGTCATAATTCCAATAATCTTTTGGTTTCTGTAATTCTTCAAACCAAGTATAATCTTTTAACCAACCGTTTTTTAACGCTGCACTATATGCACCACCATATTTATCATGCATTTCACCTCTTGACTTGCATTTCAGTGCAACTTCATAACATTTCTCGTATGTCCAAATCTTTTTCATTTCAATAAATATTTTCAATTACAATTTTAATTCTACTTTTAATTTTTCAAAAAACCAAATCCTTGTATCATGGCTCACAATCTATCATAAATAGAATAGATATTTTTTTATGAGTGATTTCAATAAATACAAATTGAGAATTAATCTTAAGTCAGCTGTCATGTTTGAACAGTTTGTTGGTCGTTCATTTTACACGATGGGCGAAGACCCTGAGGACTATCTCAAATATATGTATTGCTGCCTTGTTGCGAACAATGACAGCCTGCTTATGGACTACAGCACATTCCTTGTGTTGGCTGGGGACAAAAAGACAATGAACTGGATTACAAACCAATTCAAAACACTTGAGAAATTCAATTCACAATTCTCAAGCCTGACAAACCAAGAGGATGAAAAAAGCGAGGATGTAAAAGTTGACGATAACGCAAAACCAGTGATGATGAGCGATGTCGCGGCTTCCCTTATTATACAGTATAAAATGGATGCAAATTATGTTATGTACGACATGGGGCTCTATGAAATCAAACCATATCTGAATTGTGCGGAGAATGTAAAGAAGGCAGAAATGGTTGAGAAGAGGTTCTGGACCTATTTGCAGATTATGCCTCATGTTGACGGGAAGAAACTCAAGAAACCAGAACAGCTTGTTTCATTTGAGTGGGAAAAGGGTGAAGTAAAGAAACGCGCTGAAGAGGACCTTAAGAATAACATGACGGGAATTAAGTCCCTGATTGGTAAAAAGTTTGATTGGATAAAGTAATGGGACAGGACAATTTATCTTTATACTTTGACCCCAAGTCCCTGGCAACGGTATATGCACAGCTTAACCAAATGTCAGAGATTTACAGGGATGCTGTTGTCCAGAAAGGTCTCAGTGAAGGTGCCAGTATAATCCGCAGGGAAACCAACAAGAATATGCACAGGTTGGTGAAGAAGAGAAAAGGAAACCTTTATGGCTCACTGACAAAGAAAAAGGCTGGCACTGTGAAGAGGGGGGATGTAAGATATCAAATAGGTTTTCGCAGGACAGCTGGTGCAGCTGCTCACTTGATTGACAAGGGAACAAATGAAAGATGGACAAAGAAAGGAGCATACAGGGGAAGAGTAACACCAAGGCTGTTCCATACAATGAGTGTGGAGAGAAAGGGTGATGCAGCGCTTGAGAGGGTTGCAGAATCCATCAAATTATCAATTGATAAAATAATGAACAGAAATTACTAATATAGAATGGCTAAAAGTTTGAATCTAAAGGCTTTATTGACGTTGGACGCCAAACAGTTCCAACAAGGCATGGGTAAGATACAGCAGCAGATTGGCACCATTGGGAATGCCATGAAGCAGGCGTTTGCCGTTGGTTCTGTTGCTATGCTTGGCAAATCCATATTGATGGCAACCAAGAACTATGAGGACGCTATGGCTAGGGTCCAAGCGGTTTCAAATGCTTCAGCTGGTGATATGAAGATGATGAATGATGAGGCTTTGCGTCTTGGAGCAACCACAAGATATACAGCAACTCAAGTAGCTGAAACATTGGAAGTTCTGACAAGAAATGGTTTCAATGCCCAGAAAGCTACAAAGTCTCTGGCTGCTACGCTGCAACTTGCTCAATCTAATGCAGTTGGGCTAGCAGATGCTGGAAACATGATTACTAACACATTGAATATGTTTGGGTTAGGTGTTGACCAGGTTCAGCGTGTTAACGATGTTATGTCAAGCATTGCTAGTAATACCGCTACCAACTTGCAGGATTTCTATGATGCACTTGTTAATGCATCACCTATGGCACACGCACTTGGTATAAGCATTGAGGAAACTGCTGCTGCTCTTGGTGCTTTGGCACAGAGGGGTATAAAGGGAGCAGATGCAGGAACGCAGCTCAGAATGAGCCTCCAGAAGATGGTTGACCCGTCATCAATGAAGAAATTGAAAGAACTTGGAATTGAAATTGATGAAAACGTAATCAAAACAGAACAATTAAGCGGTGTACTAAAGAAACTTAGCGAGGCTAACCTTTCTGTATCTCAATTGAATGAGATATTCACTGTTAGGTCATCCAAATCTGTTTTACAACTTGTTAATTCAGTTGATGACTTCAATGCCATATTGGAGATTACAAAAGCTAGTAGCGGTACTGCGATGCGAATGTTTGAACAAGGCGTTGGCTCAGTCAGAAAAGAGTTGGATGTCTTGAGGTCTGTATGGGAGAACCTTATGATTACATGGGGCAATGCAACAAAGGGTCCTATTCTTTCTGTAATCAAGGGTTTGCAAAATACAGTAAACGCATTCAAGAGTTTTGGTGGTGCTGCAAGTAATGTATTAGCTGCTATAGCTTTAGGATTTACAAGTAAAATTGGAAACTTGGCTGGTGGATTCCAGACAATACACAACTGGATTCATAAAACAGCTCTTGACTTAAAACTACAAGCTGTTGAGAGTGAAAAAGCAACAGCAAAGCTTATTGCAAATAACACTGGTTATTGTGAATCTGTCAGACAAACTGCCACAAAAAACATAGCGGCACGTAATGCTGAAATAACAGCAATTAAGAGACAACAAGCGGCTGTTGCAAATCTTGCAAACACTTTTAGAGCCCTTGCAGCTAGCGCAGCATGGATGGCTGTTGTTATAGCTGTTCAACAGGTTATAGCTAAGATGGCAGCTCTAAATGCTGAGTTTAAAAATGCCAAGAAAGCTATGGACAATGTTGACGGTGAGATTGAGAAAATCAACAGGGAGATTGGCACTTTGATTAAACTGATGGGTGATGGTAATGACACAAACACTATCGCTGGTGCAGTAAAAAGAGCTACTGAGTTATTTCCTGAGTTTGCTGACGCTATCACACAAGCATATATTGCTGCTGGAAAAACAAAGAAATATCAAGAACTTAGGGATGTTTTAAATGAGATTTCTTTATTACAGGAAAATATAGCCAGAGCAAATGCAGCTGAGGGATTGATAAACGCTTCAAAGCTTAAACTTGGAAAATCTCTTATAAACAGTACAAAGTTTTTCAATTTAAGTGGCAATGACGCACCAAACTACCAAAAGCAAGCAAAAGAAATTGCAAAAGCAATAGAAAATGCTGGATACACTGGAAAGGGTGAAAAGGATGTTATACTTCAACGTATAGCGGACGTTATAATTGACAACGTTGATAGCAAGATTAGCGCTATAAAGGCTGTTGAAGAAGAATTGAAAGGATGGGAGGTTAAAGGTGTACCTTATTCCACCATATCTAAAATGGTTAATGAGATGTGGAAGGGAAGAAAAATGGGTGTATTTAACCCTATATATCTGGAGAACGGTATAAGACAGGGACAAAGGGCTACTTCAGTATATAAAACAAATACAGCCGCAGCTGATAGGCGAAGGTCTGAAATGAAATGGGATTCCCAGCTTGAATTATTCCTTAATGATTGGACAAAAATAGCAAACCAATATGGAACAACAAGCAAGGAATATTATCGTGTTATGGGTGAGCGTGTTCAACAATTTGTTGACGCTGTTAAAGATATAACATTAACAAAAGAGCAAGAAAACGAATTAAAGGGCTATCAACAGCAATTCCCTTATAAAGAAACACCAACAAAAGCTTCAATAGGTGATGCTGGCAGCGGTTCACACAAAAAGACTGACTGGGAAAAGTTCACTGACACACTTGATGAGTATCCCAAGAAGCTCCAAGAGCTTGAGAACCAGCTTCATAACAATGCAATAACCCAAGCTGAATATGACAAAGAGGTAACGAAACTCAACCTGGATACATGGAAGGCAATAGCAGCCATTTCAAACCTGGATGAGAAGATGAAATCTTTGTCAAAAGAACGGGTTGAGACAATTCAGACAGTGAAGGCAAAAGTGCCTCATGACGCTGAGGTGGCAAACTCATATAGGGACCTTATAGATGCCTTGCACAATTTCAATGACAAGAAGATTGAAATTGAAAATAAAAAACAGGCTGGAGGTTTTGAAACCGCTGAGGACTACATGGAAGAGCTTACCAAGCTTGAGAATGAGACGTATAACACCATTTCATCATTCAAACAGCTTGGTACTGCTGTTGGCTTATTGTCTGACCCACTGAAAACATTATACAACGATGTTACGAATGCAGCAAATGCAAACAAGGATTTCGCACAGGAACTCAAGAATCTGAAGGTGGAAGCTATTGTTATCACCCCAGACTTTAAGGGAATGGACGCTGAAGAGGTAAAACAAAAACGCTCTGACTACCAAGAACTTGTAAAGATACTTAGCAACTACATAACTGAAAGAAAGAAACTTGACTTCCAGAGAGATAAGGGTGCCATCACCAAGGAGCAGTATGACAAGAACCTTATAACATTGAATACTGTTGCTGGTCTAACAACTGGCTCACTTAGGAACTTGAACGAGATTGCTGAAAAGCTTCCAGAAACATTCAAGACCGCATTTGATGCTATCAAGAACTTCAAACCAGAGCCCGTACAGACTGAAGATATCAAGGTTGATGAACAGTCAGTTATGGATGTCTTTGACAGGTACCAGAAGAAGGCTTATGAGCTTTTGCAACAACACATGAACGGATTGTTGTCAGATGATGAGTTCAACAGAAAGATGGACAAACTTGTTATGGAGACAATAACGTCCACCAAGAACTTTGAAAGCCTTAATTCAGTTGTAAAATTGCTTCCGCAGGCATACCAGGATGTTTACAATGAGCTTATGTCGCTCAAGGAGCAAATTGAGAACAGCGCAAACGGTGTAAAAAACGATGAACCAGATAGAAATGATACAAAGGTTCCAGACAATGTTGACTACTACAAGAAGGAGCCAGAGGTTAAGGTAACGGTTGAGGTTAAGGCTGATGACATTACAGGCGG